CAATTTTCTCAGACTTCAGATCTTTTGCACAGCACCGAGAGCTCCTTACTCTTGAAGAAGCGTGCGAGATAATGGGACCTAAAGGAAATCGTATTTTGAGATCAGGATTGGACCTAGAAATGGGAATTGACCATCCAGAAACCAAAAGCTATGGCGTTAAATGGGACGAAACCATTCCACTAAAAGAAACAGCTCCAGGAATTTTTGACCTCAAACCAAGAGCTATTTGTAAGTTAGAGCCCGGATATCATGCGCTCACCACTCAATATGCCAGACACATAAGCGACGTTATGCACTTATCGTTTGGTTTTGACAGTGACCCTCACAATGGTTTACAAATATTATTCTGTAGCGGAATGTCTCAATCAGCTTTGTCCCAAGCTTTTGACGTGTTGTTAACTGTCCCCAACTGTGTTCTTGTAGCTGGTGACGATTCTCTTGCCAAATTCACAAAAAGAACAGGTGAAGCTCTCATAATAGAAGCTGACTTCTCTATGTGCGATCAATCCCAAGATGATGGACCACTTGGTAGATTTATGCATATATGGATGTCTGCTCTAGAATTACCTGAAATCCCCATAGCAATATTCCAACAATGTTTTTCTAAGGGTTACAGAATTAAGCAAAAGAAAACTGATGTAGTCATAAGCGGAAACGCTGGTTGGCAACTCGCAACAGGTTCAACAGCCACCACCATTGTTAATTCTTTTAACGACATAGCTATGTACGTATACTTCTATGAACAGTTCTTGTCATCTAGCGATCAAAACATAGATTTCTCTCAATTGGCTTTAAATTTGGGTTTTACCATTAAGATCACCCTGCACAGCGACGTTCTCCATTCAACCTTTTTGAAAGGATGGTTCGTCCCAGTATCAAATTATCTTTATTCACATATGTGGACACCCCTACCATCCGCTGTTTGTAAGCTTGGAAAAATAATGAAGACACCTCAATCAATTGGAACCATGTCTGAAATTGCTTATATGATTTCCAGATCATATCAGCATGTCCCCAGAAACCTTCCAATATTAGGTCCGTTCCTAAGTATATTCGATCGATTGAGTACTAAAACAGATAAGTTTTCGTCTCTAGTCATTGAAAATTTTGAGTACAAGCCACAAATGAACGTTGAAGAACCAGTCCTTATAAACATTAAAGCAGTCTTCGACATGATTGAAAAAAGATATAAGTTTGACCCCCATGATGTGCAGGAGTTGGAAAAACTCTACAATAGTATCAGTTCACTTCCGGTGATTTATCACCATGATCTCGTTTTCGAGCTCAGGAATGTGGACTACTGCTAAGTTGAATGTCTTCTCGTAACTCTGCCCCTATGGCAGTCAAGGATTAACGACCTTGCGAAAGTGAGTTGGTAGGCATAGATACATATCCACCCCATTACCCATCCCCCCCCCGATACCAAATAATGAATCTAACGAGCCCTGAATCCGATTTAATGATCCCAAACGACAACAAAGTCAACCGTTCTAAGAAAATAGTTGACGCTATGCTCAAAACTGGCAAATTATCTCAAGCTGGTTATGAGTGGTTGAAGTTAGCAACTGACCCATGGCATGACACCCAAGTAAGAAACTGCAAAGGTATTCCTGATTTAAACCAGGG